CCAAATAAAGAGGAATAAAAAAAAAAATATGATAATTTTATAAAGAAAATACATAATATTCAAATAAAAGAAAATAAAAACTCAGTTTTTAATTATAAAAATAAAATAGACTATTTATGTCTCAAAAATGATAAACAATATCTATTTTTCAATCTAAATCTTCAAACTAGTAAAATATATAAACTATCTATAAAATTTGTTTTAAAGGAAGAATCCACCATTAATTTCGTATTTAATAATATGTTTAACAAACAAATATATAGTTCTAAACAAGATATAAAGGGTGAAATAATATTTAATACAAATAACTTAATAACATTAGATAATTATTTAGAATTATATGTAATATTTAAACCAAAAAATATAATTAATATTCATAATTTAAACATACATATACAAGAAATTAATAATAAAAATAATGATATAACTTTATTAAAAAACAATAATAAAATTACAATTTATTGAAAAAAAATTACAATTTATTGAAAAAAAAGTACATAAAGAAATAAGATTAAGTATATATGTAGTGGATGGCATCTATAGCTCAGTTGGTTAGAGCATCGGTCTTATGAGCCGAAGGTCGAGGGTTCGAGCCCCTCTTGATGCATTTATAGTTTATATATTTTTTATATAAAGTATTATGATTGAGGTTGAGATAGTGGCTTGGTTTAAATATTTTACTATACGAAGTTTCGTAGTAACTTTTTGGATATTTTGGTATTCTTTTTCCATAAAAGTTATTATATTTATAAATTTAATTTTAAAGATAATTAAAAAAAAGTACATAAAGAAATAAAAATAAGTATATATGTAGTAATTAGCATCTATAGCTCAGTTGGTTAGAGCATCGGTCTTATGAGCCGAAGGTCGAGGGTTCGAACCCCTCTTGATGCAATTATAGTTTATATATTTTTTATATAAAGTATTATGATTATTGTTTTGGTTTAAATATTTTACTATATGAAGTTTCGTAGTAACTTTTTGGATATTTAGGTATTCTTTTTCCATAAAAGTCATTATATTTGTTAATTTGATTTTTATAAAACATAATTTTATTATTATTATATGCCAACATTGGACTTGATTTATTTATATATTTAATGTATGGAGTTTGAGGAGTTTTAGGTTGTTGCGAGTTTTGTACAGTTTTTATATTTATATTATTTAAATTATCATTGTTATAAAAGTTAATATCATCGTCATTTAAATAAACATTATTATTATTTTGTATTTTTGTCAATTTTTCATTATTATTACTTTTAATATTATACACCTCAATGTATATTTGTGTATTATTTATATAAAAATTATTATTTAATTTAAAAAAAATACTATACGATGCCGAATCGTTTTTGATTACTTTGTCTAAGGTGATTTCTTCATAATCATTGTATTCTTTTATATATAATTTAAAATTTTCATTATTTAAATAATTACCATCTAATGAATACACATTGTTATTAAAATATATAATAATATAATTATTATCATTACTAATTGTTATATCTTTTATATAATTATTAATCATATATTAATAATTATATATTTTATTTATAAAAAAATATTAAATATTGTTAAAAATAATTAAATTTTAAATTTTAAATTAATCTTCGCTTTCTTCAAGCTCTTCATCTTCTTCGTCGTCTTTCTCACCTTCAGAACCATCTTCTTCAGAACCAAAAGCATCAGAATCAACTTCATCGTCAATTTCTTCTTCTTCAATAGTTACGTCAGAATCTTTAGTAGGTTCTTGCTTAATGTCAGAAGACTCATCCGCAAATGAGAATACATTGCTGAAGTTCTGTTTAGAAACATTACTCTTCAATACATGTAGCTCAATCAATCTGTAATTAATTCCAATCTTATTAGATGTGAAGTAAATACGAGGTTGAACAATCGCACGTACATGTGATCCTCCACGAACGACATTCTTAATATCCTCCCATACATTATCAAATGAATTCCAATCAATTTCTTTCTTAGGACTATCATCTTCTACTGAATCATATTCAATACATGTAAATGTAGGAATATCATCATCATTTTTCATAATTTTAAATTTAATTTGTTCTTCTCCATTCTTATCCTCAGATACACAAGCATTGAAATTAGCTGATTCAATAATATCTCTAGACAATTCCTCCTTAGAGGTAAAGATAGTCATATTATGTTCTTCAGCGTAATCAAGTACTTTATCATTGATTCCATTAGAAAATTCAAAGAATTTCTCAACATCTTCAGTTGATTCTGAAATATCTGTTCTATTTTTTACAAAAATAGAATAATCAAATTCACCTGGTTTGTTCTCATAGGCTGAAATACCATAAGGTAGTTTAATCCAACCTGTTTTAATCTTTCCAAATAGTGACTTCTTCTCAGAATTCAATACAAGTGCTGAAAATCCTTTTCCATCCTTACCCTTCTTGGGAGGAGTGAATCCAACAGTATCAGCATTTAAATCAATCGCATTTACATCAACAGTTGTTGATACAGTACGAAGTACCATCAATGATTCAATATTAAATGAAACACCAAATCTGTTACCATACCAATAAATATTTGGCTTGACAACAGCTTGGATGTGAGAACCAGGTTTGATATTGTCTTTCATGACAGACCAAGGGTTCTCGCATTCTTCCAAATTAATCTTGGTCTTCTCAAGAGTACTTTTTTTATCATCTTTAATCTCGAACTTCTCAACCGTAAAACTTTGAATAATAGGTCTCTTAGTCTTAATATCAGAACGAACTTTTAATTTAATTTCATCTTCTCCGTTTCTATCCTGCTTAATACAGGGATTAACATAAGCTTGTACAAGCTTGGGATTTTTCGCAATCTTTGCGGCATCTTTCTTATTTAGCATTAAACCATTGTGTTTAATAAAATAATCTTTAAGTTTTCCATTTAAGGTCTCAACTGTATCAAAAAATTTTTGAGCTGATTCTTCATTAATAATACTCTTTTTCTTAACAGTAATCGAATAATTTTCTTGATATTCTGATAATCCATAAGATGTAGAAATGGGGTCCGTTAAAATGTATAGGTTAGTACCATCATTAAAATTAGTATTAATCAAATAAGCATTAAAACGTCCATCTTTAACTTTTGGTTCAGTAAAATCAATAATTTCATCATTAATATCAATAACAGGTACTAGGTATTCCGGGATTTGGGCCATTTTGTATATCTTATATTGCAAGCTTAGTTTTAAGTTTTTATCTTTTCAAAAAAAAATTCAATTTTTTTAATTTTGTTTAAAAAATATATTTAAACATATTTTATTATATATTTACTAATAATGAGTGTAAATAATATATGTTTATCAATTAAATCCAAAAAAGATATTCATACACAATGTACAAATAGAAGAAAATCAAATAGTGATTTTTGTGGAAAACATCAAGTAAATCCAATATTTTTTAAAAAACAAGATGAACAAAATATAGATGAATCAAATGTTGTAGAAACAGAAAATATTATATTAACTATTAATGAACTATTTACAAATGTAATGGAAAATAAAACAATGTTAATATCAGCAATAAGGAAATCAATAAAAAATAGTTATTTAAAAAGCTTTATTAATACAAAACTTTCAAAACAAAATTTAATTATTAATTTAAGAAAACAAATTATCCGAGAAAGGAATTATATAAACAATGAAGATAGTATTATTAAAATACAAAGTACAATACGTATGTTTTTAAATAAATATAGGTATAATTGTGTGAATGAAATTGATATATTAACAATGTCAAATAAAATGGAACTAGAATCTCCTTATTTTTATCGATTTCACAATGAAGAAAACAAGAAATATTATGCATATGATATACGTCTATTATACAGTTTAATTAATTCCAATTATCCGTCATGTCCATATACTTTTAGAGAATTTAATGACAATGAGAAAAATAAAATTTTAATTCATATAGAAAAGTTGGAATCAAATAATATAAGCGTCATTATAAAAAAAGAATTAAATGAAGATGAAATAATGGAAAATAGAACTAAAGATTTATTTTACAAGATTAACATGTTAGATAATTATACCAATCATAAATGGTTTTTGGATTTAGATGTAATTAGATTAATCAAATTATATATTGCTGCTGAAGATATTTGGAATTATAGGTCATCATTAACTATTCAAGCAAAATATAATATTATAAAAAATAATCATATATTTAATATACCAATTATGTTATTAAGAAAATATAAATATATTAATAAATTAAGAAATATATTAATAGATACTTTTGATATTATGGTATCAAATGGAATTGATATAAATGAAAAAAAATTAGGTGCTATATTAGTACTTAGTTCATTAGTTGAGGTTAGTCCAGATGCTGCACATGCTTTGCCTCATTTAATTCAGGTTTAAACTATACATTATTATGTACAAAATTTTGTTTTATATTTTTATATTGATTTATGAAATTATATTTTGAGAAGATATTTTGTTCATTAATATTAATCATTAAAAAATTCATTTCTTTAAAATAATCTAACATTTTATTATAAATAATCTTTATATTATTTACAATAGATGAAATATCTTTATCAATCTCAAGTTGATATTTATCAATAACTAATAAAATAATATTTGATAAATAAGATTGAGATTTATAATTCAAATCATTTACCATAATTTGAATATCATCTGTTTCATTATCATATATAAAAATTTTATTTTGGAAATGAAATCTTTCTTTATTATGTTCATTTAATAAAAAATAATGGTTAATTGTACCATTAAATCCTATATTTTTATTTGAAATATTTAATTTTAAAATTTGGGCATATTTATTTGGTATATATTCAAGAAATTTGTGAATGGTTATAAATAAAAAATCTTTATATTCTTTTCTTCGTACTTGATTTTTAGGTCTAACTAAAGAATTAAATTTCTGTATTGATTTAACAAATGATAATTCATAAACAGGAAATGGATTCATAACTAATATTTGTAGATTTGGAAATTTTTGTGGAATTTGTTTATGAAAATAAACATCAGAATGGTAATCAATCATTTTTAAATTATATAAAAATATTTTAATCATCTCTTTATTTAATGCAAAACATGGATTTGATAATGAATAATTTTTAATATATTGAGGATCTTTATATAAATTATGGGTTTGAACATCATAAGCAGAACCCATTTTTATCATTAATGGTAACTTCAAATTTATTTTATATTTATTGAATGTTTTTTGATTCAATAATGAATTACAAATATATTGACTATTTTTTGAAAAAACAATATCATCTTCACAAATCAAAACTAAATCATGTTCTGACTCTAATATTTGGTTAAATAATTTTATATAAGAGCACCAATTAGCTATTTGAAATTTTGTTAAAAAATTATTCTCACATCCACATCTATCTTTAAGACATCTGAAACATGGTGGGAATGACATTACTTGATTACTATTTAATAAACTAGATACAGATGGATCATCAAAATGTACAGCCTCAAAAAATTCATAATTAGTAATATTATTTTTATTAAATTCATTTATTATATGATTTTTCCTGTCGACACTATCTTTTAAATTAATAACAAATATTTTATCAAAAAAATCATTTAGAATCATAATATTTATTTTAAAAAAAAAAGAATATTTATACTTACTATTATATATTTATTTTTCTCGACATAATTTATTTTTAATATTCAATTAAATAACTATTGTATTTTATCAAAAAAAAATATTATTAGTATTTATACACATGCCTTATATTAAATTATCAGATATTAAAACAGAAGAATCAGAAATGAAAAAAATTCAAAAACCCGAAATATTTAGGGAATATGTTAAAGAGAATAATAAATTTGTAGCCACTAATAATTATTTTGTATCTGATAATGATTCAGACTCAAAATATATTAAAACCCAAGGAAATAGTAATGAAAAATATATAGAAAAAAAAAATAACAGATACGTAATCCATTATGAGATTAATTATAAAGATTCTGAAATAATATCTGAAACAAAAGAAGTAGATTTAATATTAATTAAAAATATAGATTTAGAAATGAATAATGAAACTATTGATATAAAGAAATTAATAAAAAGTAATGAAATTAACAATAATGACTGTGATTTATTATTACAAGATTTATATTTTAATACATTTTATTATGATAAATTTGATATTAAAATAAATAATAAAAATATTACTAACTCAAAAAAATATCTTTTTAAAATTAAAAAAGGAGAAATTAATATTAAAAGTCAAATTGAACAAAGATGTAATTATATTTAAAAAAAAAATAATAGTAAAAATATATGAATGACGATTATTCTGAGTTTGACGAAGATTATTATTTAGATGATAATGACCCTGATTTTATAGATTTCAAAGAAGAAGTAAAGCTTTGGTTACGATTAGATGATGATATAAAAAAATTAAATGAAGCTATCAAAGACAGAAAAAATAAAAAGAAAGAAATAACACCAAAGTTACTTGATTTTATGGAAAATCATAATATTAATGATTTAAATACATCAGATGGTAATTTAAAATTTCAAAAATCACTTAGGTCAAAACCTTTAAGTAAAAAATATTTATTAGATAGATTAGGTGATTTTTATAAAAATATGCAGAAAAGTGAAAAAATAGTTAATTTTATTTATAATAACAGAGAAAAAACAGAAATATCTAACATAAAAAGAGTTTATCCAAAAAAATAATTAATTTTTTGTTAAAAAAAACAAAAATTTATATATAAAATCTTAGTATTAAAATAATTTATAATGAATATTCATGATAAATTATTAGATTATATTATTAATGATGATTTCGCTGAATATAAATCACAATTAAATGTAAATAAAAATATCATTTTTACAGGTAAAGAAGAAATTAATATACTATTTAAGTGTTTAGAAATCGACAAGTTACCTTTTTTTGAATTATTTATTGAAAATAAAACATCTGGAATTTTCAATTTCAATTTTGAAAATATGATTGAGAAAATAATAATTAGTAAAAAAGTTAATTATGCAAATTGTATTTTTCAATTAGAAAATATTAATTTATATATAAATCTAGAATTAATTATTGATATCAGTATTAAACATAATAATTATACTTTAATTGATTATTTAATTGAAAATAGTTTATATAAATTAGAACATTATGATTATATCTCTATTATAAAATTATTAATAAAAATAGAAAATGTAAATACATCTAAATTAATGATTGAAAATATTAAAAAAAATAAAAATAAGATTGAAATGATTTTAGATTTAGAAAATAATTTTTACATAAATGAATTGTTTAATTGTAATGATGAAATCTTTAAATTAGTAATCGATTTAATATTAGTTTTTAATGAAAATTATCTTTCAAATTTTAATTATAAAAATATAATTTACAAAATTAAGTATAAAACAGGTAAAAATAATTTAAATTTAATAAAATTTAATTATGTCTTCCATAAATTAAGTCATGATGAACATTTAACAAGTTTTAAAAATATATCTATTATTAACTGTCTATATCTTGATAATATTGAATTATTAGAAGATTTAATTGAAAAATTTACAATAAATAATCAACAATTATTAGAAATTATAAAGAAATATAAAAATGTAATTAATAAAAGAAATTTGATAGATGTATTGATTAATAAGTTTCCAATAAAAGTTTCTCATTTTTTATTTAAAAAATATAAAGATGATATTTTATCTACAAATATGAATAATTTGATATTAAGTTCAATTGAAAACAACAATCATTTGATATTAAATGAATTAGATAATGATACAATTGGAAAAATAAATATTAAAAAAATAGAAAATAATATTTTAGAAAATCATTTGAATGAATTATATATATTTAATGATACAATGAATATTTTATTTGATAAATTTAATTTATTAGATAGTAGTAAATTTGTAATAGATTATGCTAAATTAATAATAAATAATAATAATAAAGAATATTTTGTTAATTTATTAGATAAAATATATAAATATGATATAAAATATATTAAAAATTTCGACAAAAAAATAAAAAATTATATAATATCAAATATTATTCAAAAAAGATTAGAAGATGGGGATATATACGATTGGTATTATATAGAATGGTTGGATATTAAACTAGAAAATATAGATTTAATAAATAATGCAACAAATACAATAACTAACAATATATTTAAATATTATCCAAATATTCATTTTATATATTGGCATATTTCTGGTAAAAAGACAATATTAGATAATGATGTAATAAATAGTTTATTAATAAAAAATCATTCAAATTTTCCAATGCAAGAAATAACTCAATTAAATATAGATAATTTAGAATATGATGATGTATTGGTTGAATATATTAAAAATATATTAAAAAAGGATAAAAAAGATTTAGAAAAAGAGAAATTTATGTTTTCATTGTATTCATTTGATTTTAATAAAATAATAAAAGTTGAAAATATTGATGACGAAATGAGTGAATTATTTAACAAAATCTATAAAGATAAACATACAATATCAAATTTATTGAGATTTATGCATAAATTTTCAGGTGAAAAAATAATTTATTTATTAAATAAAGTTAAAAAATTGAAAATAAATATAGGGACAATTAAATTTATGATACAAAATATAATTCATACTAAAGATTATTACCTAATGGAAAGGTTACTTGATAATTTTAACAAAAAAGATACAAAGAAATATTTAGACAAGTTACTTGTCGAATCAATAAAAAATTCAAATATTGTAATATTTGATTGGTGTTATAATAAATTAATATTATATGAAGAATTTAAGGATGAATTTCAAAAAATAATATTTAAATTAAATTATTTTAATATATGGAATGCGCAATTATTACCACAAGATATATTTAATTTTTACATGAAAATAAGTAATTATTTCAATGATGAAAATAAAGATATATTATATGAGAAAATACTAGATATATTTTGTGATTGTAAATTAATTGTAGAGAATTTCATAAAAAATATAAATTATGCTGAGTTTTCTGCAGTGAAAAAATACAATTTTTTCAAAAGTATGATTAATTATATAAATAAGGAAAATATTGAAAAATGTCTAGAAAGCATAAATATAAATCATGAAGATTATAATATTATTTCTGAATATAATATAAATGAAAATAAAGATGAAGAATTGTTTGATTCTATAGAATATAATTTATTATATTTTCATAGTTTTGATTTAATAAAATTTTTAAATAATAAAGGATTAAAGTTTAAATTTACCAATGAAATATTAAGAGGTTTATTTGAAACTAAAAATTTTAATAGAAGTAATGATACAGAAATAAATAATACAATTATTTTAGATTTAATTAAACAATTAGCGGAAATAGATTTATTTAAAATCGATTTAGATACAATACATTTATTTTTGTGTAATTATAAAACAATTAAATATAAAATTAATTTGGATGATATTAAGTTTTTAATAAATAATTATGATATTAAAATAAATAAAGATTCATATTTATATGCTGCATCAACATTAACAAAAGATATTTTTGATTATTTTATGGAGACAGAAAAAATAGATATAAAAGAAGATAATGAAGCATTATTTCAGAATGTTTGTTTAAAAAATGATGTAGAATTTGCGAAGTATTTATTAGAAATAGACCCAGAAATAAATGTTTCAATAAATGATGATAATATATTTATTCAGTGTTGTAATGATGGTGCATTTCAAATAGTAAAATGGTTATATGATATTATACCTGAAATGAATTATAAATCAAAGTATGAATATTCTATATGCGGTGCTTGTTATTATGGAAATTTAGAAATAGCAAAATGGTTAAAAGATAAAATAGAAGATTTAGATTTAAAAGTAGATAATGACTATTGTATGGCAAGTGCTGTAACAAATGAGTATTATGATATAGTAAATTGGATATTAGAAAAAGAACCAGATAGATATATAATAGAATGGGATGATGATAGTAGTATTAAAACATTTACGATTAATAAAAAGTTAATTATTGAAGAAAGTAAAAAAGTGGAAACTATAATTGAATGTCCTATTTGTTATGAAAATAAATCAGGAGTAATAACATGTTGTAATCATCAATTTTGTTATAACTGTTTTAATGAATATTTTAAGAAAAATACAAATATATGTTGTCCTTATTGTAGAAAGGATAATATAAAATTATATAACATTGAATAAATAATTTTTTTATAAATTAAATATTATGATTATGTTGAGAAACTGATAAATTAATTATTTAAATAAAAATTATTATAAAAATTATTTTATAATAATTCAATTGTAAAACATTAATATATAAAAGTTAAAATATATATTTTATCTTTATTTTTATTGTTCTTATTTTTTAATATTAGATTCATTAGAATTACTTATTTCTTTATTTTCATTGTTTTCATTAATTTCCATAGAATTATTTATTTCAGTTTTATCTAACTGAATTTCATTTTGCGAGGTATAATTATGAATAAATGATCTTTTTTCTAATTTAATTTTTTGAGTTTCTAATTTTACGCCATCCATTTTATTATTTAGATATATATTTTTTTTATAGGGATTCATTATTAATTAAATTTATATATTTAATTTTTCTGATTCATTATTTATTTCTTTAGTATTTTTATTTACTTGTCTCTTTAATTCAGATTTTAAATAAATAACTAATTCTTTTTTATTAAATTTTGAATATCCATTAATATCATTACTCTTGCATATTTCAATTAATTGTGCTTTGTTTAATTTTTTTGTTATCTTAATATTATTTTTAGATACTATTATTTTTTCTTTATTTTCATTTTTTTTCTCTTCTTCTTTTTTTTTTTTTTTAT